AAGTACGTAAAGTATTTGAAGATACGAATGCATCTACAACAAGAATAATCACTTGTGCTCAACATGTCTATAATGCTGGATATGTTGAAAAGAAACGTCATTTACATCTACAAGCATTGGTAGCCATATGGAATAAAAAGTTAGGCATGGGTAAGCAGCAATGTTTACACAATGCACGATCATATATGGAGCAAATGGATAACCCATTACCAATGGAAGAAGTAAATCGTATCGTAGTAGACCAAATGAGAAGAGAATACAACCACGGTTGTAATCATCCTACTCTTGTACCTTACTGCGATAGCAAGTGTTTTAAGTATCGTTACAAAGACCTTGATGAAACTGCTGATATCTTAAATGCTAAAAGCATGATAGAAAATCTAGCAGAGTATTATCAAACAGATTGGATAGAACGTTCTTTTGATCTTAAAGATGTATTCCCGTTCATGAATAATTCACATTATTTCACAACGGGTCAACTTATCACCTTAATTGGAGATACAGGACTAGGTAAAACGGCATTTGTACAGTATCTCATTTCGAGAATACCCACTTTAAAATGCCTGTTTATGTCTTTAGAAGTTGACGAGGATACGATCAATAGACGATTTGTACAAGCTGGACTTGGTATGACCAAAAAGGAAATAGCATTGGGTTTTAAAAATAAAGACACAGAGCTAATGCTCGAGGCGGAAAAATCCATTGACCACATACAATTGACATGTAAATCACCTGATATACAAGAATTACCAAGCTATGTAGAAGACAGTGAGGCTAAAATAATTGTTGTAGACACTATTGATAGAATACCTGCAAAGTATGTGAGAAACGATGACCTTGTAAGGCAAGAAACCATAGCCAATGCTTTAAAAGACATGGCGATGGATTTAGATGTGATAGTCATTGCAATACATCATATTTCAAAATACTCATCAACACGATTGAGTGAAGGACAGAAATTAGATGTGCATAGTGGTAAAGGTAACTCAGCTATAGAACAAAAGTCAGACCAGTACTTAGCTTTTGAGAATCCTGATATCATACGAAATCCAAAGTCAAAATTAAGAACAGTATCGTCTTTAAAAGCTAGAGATGAGTCAATGTTTGAAATAGCATTACAATTTGACTATGAGACATTCACATTTGATAAACGAAGTTGATCATGAGGGCACAGATTCCTTTATTTGTGCCCTTTTGGTACACACCATAGGAGGCCACATGCCAGTAGTAGAAATACATATTAAAGATAACGAAGTGCAAAAAATAGAGGGTCATGGAACATATGTACTTGTTCATGATCACGATACAAAAGAAACCACAACCATGATTTTTAAAAAACAGGAAGAAGTTTATGAAAACACTAAGAATATTAGACATAATGTCAATGAAACTGTTTCATCTGAGAGAAACTAATGGCTATCCTACAAAAGGATACAAGATAATAATCTTAAATGCCTTTGGATTATCTTTATCAATAGATGAATCCATGAAAGGAGCTGTAGCTATTGCTATTGAGTTCTTGCCTTTAAGACTATTTATTGGATTTAACGTATCAAATAGGTGGGTATTATAATAACATGAAAAAAATATCATTAAACATAGCAACCAACAAAACTAAAAAACTAATACAGCATCTATCTGATTTAGAATATGTTGACAGACAAAGAATGTCAAGTGATGGTAAGCATTACTTAGATGAAATATGGAAATTGTTAGGCTTGCCAACTTTTCACGAAATTAAAACAATACATTCGGAGGAAGAAGAATGAGTGGCAAAGCACCAAAACAAAAAGGCAACAGGATCGAAAGAGAATGTGTAAACCTTGCAAAAGGTTATGGATTTGAATCTAAACGTGCTTGGGGATCTGATGGTAGATCACTAGGCTGGCATGAAGAAGTAGACATGACAATTACCATAGGTGATAGTTTAAAATACGATTTGTTCAAATTTCAAGTGAAAGGTCGTAAGAAAATTGGAGACCTCTATAAACCATGTGATGATGTTTATGGACAGATCCTTAAAGAAGATCGTAAAGAAGCTTTAGTAACAATACGATACCAAGACTTGTTATCGCTCTTTAAGAGGATAACAGGATAGCCTCTTTGTCTGAACATTGGATTTTCCATAGGAAAAGAAGGTAAGATAATGAAGAGGATGATAAATGTAGTGGTCTGGTTGGCGTTAGGCCACTACAATAATTAAAAAAGGGGAAGATTATTGGTCTGGCTTGACCACTTCCCCTTTTAAAGCATAATCATAACGTAGGAGTTACAATGAATGCTAATGAAATATACAAAACATTAGATAAACTGACAAAAAGGATTACTATCATCAAAGATATGCTTCCTTTAGCAGATAGTATTATTGTTTTCCATTGTTATGCAGACATAGAAAAAATCAAATCTCAAGTCGATAAAATAAACAAGGAAATAGAGAATGCTAGAAGATTGGGTGTTTGGGGAACCGACTACTAAAGGATACGATGGTGCACTTGGAGAAGGCAAGAAAACCGATGAAACCATAAAATATTGCGAACAATGTAAATATTGTTGGGAAAAAGACAAATACATGACCAAGCAAGGTAACAACGTTCCATTAGATAGAAGTGTCTATCATTATTATAAAGACTTTCCAATATACGGAAAGAAAAGACAAATATGCCCAAAATGTAAATAACTTAAGAAAACCGATGCAGGGGACAGTAAAGAATCCATGATGTTCTTGACCTTCCCTGCTGACGTTTTAGGAGAAAAAGTAAAATGAAAACATTTAAACAATTAAGAAAAGAAAAAGGATTAACACAAGCAGAGTTGGCAGAACTTAGTGGTCTAAGTAAAAAAACTATTGAAAGATGGGAAAATGTGAATTCTCGACCCGAAAACCTAAGAGGTGAAAATTTACTTAGAGTATCAAAAATTCTTCATATGCCTGCATTAGCTTTAAAAAAAGTTATATATAAACGCACTATGAAAAGAAAAGTCTTTGATGATAATGTAGAAATAATTGACTTAGTTATAAATGAACTAAGATCACTACAGGATGATATGTATCGATCAGATCAAAGATATCAAGAAAGAATAGATGTACTTGTAGAAAAATGTTAGGATATAAAATACCCAGAATCAAAGGAGAAAAAATGAAACTAATTGATATTAATTCTGATGAGTATCAACAATCATTAGAAACAATACTAGACCAAGTAACTAGCAATATCTTAGAGAATTCTGATTCATTTGAAGAATTAAAGTTCTATTTAAAGGAATACTATTGCTCGGATAAGCATATACAACAAGATCTATACCCAATAAATCATATAATAGATGACTTTGATCCATACAATGAATGGATATCAACTAACAAAAAGGAGTTATAAATATGAATTTCTGGCTACAATCATTACAGGAGAACGCATTTGATGTATTTGTCGTATGCATAGTAATTGTATCTATTATTGCATATCACTACCTACAAAGATGGTTTTTTAATCAAAAAATAGCAGAACTGAAAGAATTAATCATAAAAGTACACGATAAGGTATCGTCATGATATTATATCCTGATTGGTTAATGCATTTAGAAGTAATAGCACGTTCTATATTTTATATTGGAGTAGGATTTGCTTTATTAACGCACTTCACACTTAAATGGTTTGAGTTTATTTGGCAACCTAAAGTTTAAAATCCTCTATATCCGTTATTAATAATGGAGCATAATGTGTTTCTGTAGTAGATATACTACTATGTCCTAGTAATTTGCTTACTTGATACATTGGCATACCTGCTTTAATAAGATTCAACCCAAAAGTCCTACGTAGGTCATGGAAACAACCATTGGCTATTTTCATCCTGCGTAGGTTTTTTTTAAAGTGATGAGTTACATAGTCAGTATTATAATGCCATAAGTATCTCTGTTTTAATAAGATGCTATTTGCCTGATCATTCAAACGAACAAGTCTCTCTCCTGTTTTACCAACGGTTTTAAAATACTTATTATGAATGTCATTGTCTTTCATATTGCAAAGCTCACCACGTCTTGCACCAGTATAATAAGCAAACTGAACAAACCTTCTAAAATCAGAATCAATAGAATACTTGAATATCTTCACTAATTCCACATCAGAGAATACTCTATTTCTGGCTGGTTTTTTCTTAAGTCGATACTTATCTCTGTTCGTCACAAAACCGTGGGATTTACCCCAATTAATCACCGAATTTATACGTCCTTGTACTCCTATCTTAGTAGCCTCGTTATCAGGCAATGGAATTCCTTTTTTATACTTCTTTAATATTTGTTCATTGGTCAATTTGGTAGCATCAGACCATTCATGTTCATCATCTTGTAGATACATATGAACAAGATCATTGAATGGAACAAACTTCTCAGTATTTGGATTAACTAATTGATCGTATAATGAAGGTTCTAATTCCTTGGCTCTTTTTTTAGCAGTACGTTTGTCTTTAGTACGAAGTGATCTTCTTACTGTATTATAATTAAGAGTCAGTTGTAGGTAGTAAACACCTCTGTGTTTGAAAATTGACGACATTTTTTGTCTCCTATTTGTCTCCGTTGTAAAAACGAACACATAAATAATACTGATTTGTCGTCTGTGGGCGATGACGGATTCGAACCGCCGACCTCTACGATGTCAACGTGAATTGAGTGAGAAAAAATATAGATGAATAGGTACTATTTGACAGCATTATTTGTGTGTTATTTACTGCCTAAGTTAAGATACTTCTAATAGCTCATCAACAAAAGATGCTCGCCTCTTATCTTTTTTAGCCCTTTCAATTCTATTTAGGAATTTATTATAAGGTATTCTAAATAATATTTCTGGAGCACGTTCAAGTCCTTTACCTACTCCATCATCAGATAATTGAACAGCTTGTCTTATCCCTCTACCGAATGGTAGCAAAGTATACATAGTATAATCAGTAAACTCATCAAAATTACCTGTTAATAATTCACCTGCTGCTTCAGGTATCCTTGCTATAGGTGGCTTTAATATACTGAGTGGCCCTAATGGGTCATTAAAATAAGCCATCTCTTTTTGGTTCTTTGTTCCAAAAACATAATCAGATAAAGATTGTATCCAATCATATGGTGGAGGTAGAGCCGTGTCAAATAAACTAAACATAAATGCTGCACCTAGCATGTACATCCATAAATCTATAACTGCTTGTCTTTCAAATCTTTTATACTCTTCTGTATTAGGATTCATTCCTAATTCTTTAGCTTGTCTGTAAAATTCTTTACGTATTCTTACGCTATTGAATGCAAAGAGTTTAAACCTACTGAATACTTTACCTGTAGATGTAGCCATAAATAAAGGTCTTTCAGAGTTTTGATACATATATTGAGACATTCTTATACCGTTCATTGCATGTTCAATTACTTGGTCATCTGCTATAGTTAAATCTTTACCAAGTCGACCAACTCCTTTTACATACTGCATAGCACTAGCTAAAAATGCTTTTTTACGATTAAAACGTTCAGATTCCTGCATAAAGAATCCACCAGTTTTTTCAAGAGTTTCTTTAACTCCATACTTCTTCATAACGTCTGTTACACTTTCATCTCGATTGCCTTTTTTGCTTTTTAATGCAATTAGCATATCTCTTTTAAAATCTTTGAAGTTATGACCAAGGTCACGAAGTCTTGTCTTTAATTCAGGATTAAAATCAAATTCATTTTGCAAGTAATTGTCATAATAACCATTTTCTTCAAGCCAAGTACTTATCTCTTTCATAGTAGTAACTGGCTTGCCATTATTCAAAAAGACCTTATTGACTCCATTTCTATCTGTAAGCAAGAGTTTAGTTACTGCTTTTATATTTCCTGAGTCTTTTACATTTTCAAATCCAGCATATGCTGTTGTTTGTGCAGTTCCACCAAATATGTTAGTTGCATAGGAACCCGTATTAAATAATAATGACATCAATTGATACTTGGCTTCCATAGAGCCAAAATTTCGTATCAAGTTATAATAATACAATTGTCTAGTCTCTGGATCTTTAGGAATCAATTTCTTATTTAAAAATGGAATGTTATCCTTTCCAGAAAACAATCTACTCTTATACATATTTTCTAGTTTGTTAGCTATAAATTGATCTGAAGTCACGTAAAATAGATTGTACTTATTCAAATGCAATAGCT